TTGGCAGGCGTCACAGTTCAGGACCGCCCTACACGCCCCGGGCACGACGGGCCCAGCTACCCTCCGGCCATGTGCGGAAGATTCGTCCAGCTACCAGTTGTCGACTTCGGCCAGCCGGGCCTGGCTGACCTCTCCCCCGGCTTGGCCAGCATCGAACCGAGCTACAACCTGGCCCCGACCCAGCGAGCCTCGATCATCCTCGACCGCGGCGAAGGCCGGCAGGTCACCAGGATGGCTTGGGGCCTGCTGCCGTTCTGGGCCAAGGCCAAGGGCCTGCAGGGCTCGACCATCAATGCCCGCATCGAGACGGTGGCCACCAAGCCGGCGTTCCGCACGGCCTTCAAGAAGCGCCGCTGCGTGATCCCAATGGCCGGGTACTACGAATGGTCCGTCAGCCCCGAGGACGGGAAGAAAGACCCCTGGTTCATCCATGCCGCGGGCCCACTCCTGGCGGCCGGCCTGTGGGAAGACACCAGCCCGCTGCTGCCAGATGGCAACCTGGGCACCTTCACGATCATCACCGGCGACAGCAGCGGCGTGTCGGCGGACATCCACGACCGCATGCCGGTGTGGCTGCAGGCGGGCCAGATCGATGACTGGATGGCCGCCAGCCCAGACGACGCGATGGCTATGCTCCTGGCCAGCACGCCCCCGTCCATGGAGGCGTACAGGGTCAGCCGAGCGGTCAATACGCCGAGAAGCAACGAAGAGCGCCTGCTGCAGCCGGTTGGTTGATCTGGCCAGTCTCTTACCGACGCTGGTTGCATCAGGAGCCGCGCCCCACAAATTCACCTCACATGACAGGAGACTTCAGCATTGGAGAAGGTGGGTGGAACTGCTCACACTGGGCAAATTCAACTCCCCACCCCGCCACCGCTCTTACCGGAACGCGCTGCCGGCAACGTTCCGTGCGTAGTCCTCATCCAGCACCGCCGCGGCATCGCGTTGGCTGACATCAAGGTTCTCGAACATGCCCCGGTAGATGGTGTGGCTGGTCGTCTTGGCGGTGCTCGAGGAGATCGACGCGCGGCCGAAGAGGATCTGGTTGTCGGAGAGGACCGCCGTGTTGTTCGCGCCCCTGGCCACGCCCTTGGGGACGTTCTTGCTGGCACTGCGAATTCGCCCGAAGAACCCGTCTGCAGTGCGCCACGCCGCGATCTGCGCCACCTCTCCGTGCGGAACCTCGGCCGGACTGAAGCTGATCTGGGCGAAGTTCTGACCAGCGGCAGTCTGTCGCCTGATCCAGATCTGCGGGCCGGCGGTCGTGGCGACAAACGCCATCTGGAGGAGCTGTTCCTCCGTCGCCTGCGCCTGGAACGCGGCATCGCCGACGAAAATATGCATCGGCCCGTTCCCTTCCAGCCATTCGGCGAGAGTGGGCACCTTGACGTAGGCACAGAGCAGGAAGTTCTGGTTGCTCCCCAGCGATGCCAGCGGATTGCCAGGCATGACCACGCCATTGGGCGATGCGTTCACCCCATGGAAGTCGAGGCCCTTGCCATCGAAACCGATGACCGCGCCGGAGGTCATGGTGATTCGGCCATCCGCGCCATCAATCGCCAGATCATGCACCACATCACCGTTGATCGGCGGACCTTGGCGCGGGAAGCACCAGCGATTGGAAAGGTCGAACACATGCGCGGCACCCTTGGCGCCATAGAGGTAGTCATCGCGCTCCAGAAGCGGCAGCGACTCATCTGCGGATTCAACATCGGTCGTGATAACAAGGGTCATATCGTTTAGCTCCAAGCCGTGAAACGAATCATGATTTCGGAGAGGATGCAGCCGCCGCGCTCGGTCAGGTGATGCGGGTCGGCTACATTGATGTAGTCGCGAGCACTGCCGTCGTACGCTGCCGTGGTCTCGCCGTAGAACGGCTGGAGGTCCACATGGGCACAGCGCTTCGCCGCAGCGACCTTACGAAGCTCGTAGGCCTGTTGCTTCTGAGTCACCGTAGCCGTGCCGAGATTCTGCGGCGGGGAAACCAGGGCAATGTCTGCCCAGGGCGATGCTGACCGGATACGATCAATCAGCGTTGCCGCGTAATCGGCGTAGGCCGCGGCAGAGTAGTTGTAGGCGTCGTTCGTACCGAACAGGATCACCACCAGGTTTGAGCCCAGCGGCGAGAATCCTGCGGACCACTGCGCAAGATCCTGAGATACCCACTCGGACAGACGCGATCCACCGGCACCGAGCTTGTTGATTCTGACGCCCAGCGTTGCCGTGTCTCTTAGATCGAATCCGTAGATCGTGCAGGCCCCGGAAACGACTTCAACGTTCATCGTCCAAACCCCGGAAGGCGGAGTTCCAAGCTGCAAATACTGCGTGCCCGCACCGTCCAGGTTGACCGTCGTCCAAGACCCAGAATCGAACCTGTATCGCATCACGCCCGCGGTGCCACCGAGGTAGCACATTCGCACGCTGTCGCCCTTGCCGCCGGTAATTGTGAAGCGCTCCAGAGCAGTGCTAGACGTTGCGGAAACAAGGCCAGGCCCGGGCGTCGTGCGGTTCGCAATGACCCACCCGCTGGTGCGGCTCAGTGTCCCGGTGAGGGTGTCAGGACCGCCCCGTTCGACCGGCATGAAACCCACGCCGGCATTCCCGAACTGAGCCTTGAGCTGCAGGCTGTATCGCTCCATCCAGTAGCTCCGGTTGTCACCCCATGAATCAGTGATCGTGGAGATGACCAACTGGCTTCCTGCGATGCCAGCACGCAGCGCCTGGACAAGGCGCCTGGTCTCGCTCAGGGTATGGCCGTTGTAGATCGGGTCAACAGTCAGGCCATCAGCCCGGATGGTGGGGCTGAGGCGGTCGGAAAGGCTTTCAGTCGTGCCACGTGCAAGCACCACTTCGTTTTGCGCACCGCCACCCTGCCCCTTCCCATAATTAATGACCGTGCCGTCAGCAAGCACGCGGCGCACCACGCGACCATTGCGAGTTCGAACAATCTCCAGATCGTCTCCGAACTCGTCGGTCATCTCCAAGGCCCCGGCGCCCAGAGGCATCACGCCGTCCACCGAGAATGCCAGCTTGGCGTCCAGCGCACCGTCGCGCGCGCGGAAGCGACCCAAGCGGCGCCGGCGGCGCGGATCGATCGCGTCTCGCACCGCGAAGGTCAGGTAGTCGCTGGAGGTAAGACTGGAATCGATGGCTTCCAAGACGCCTGTGTCAACGATCTTGTCCACCTCGGACTGATCAGCCTTCTGGCTAAGAACATCCTCGCTCCGGAACTGCAACCCGCCTGCGACCATCACGAACCGGCCGCTGTTCGGAACAGTCTGACCGGTGATCGGATCGACATGCGTACCCGTATCACCAACTACCACCACCTGCCGGTTCTGCGGGATCTGCCCCGCTCCAGCCGCAGCGCTTGCCGCCGCCCACGTCGGGAACTCGATAGTGCTGCCGTCAGCCAAGAACTGCTGGAAGTCCGCCTCGATCCCGCTCCAGCTTCTGCGCGTCACGCCGAGCCGGTCGCGCCAGGTCAGGGCGGCCCCATTGATCCCGCTGTCGAGGTTCTCGGCGTTGTCGTACAGATCCCGGGGCGAGCTCGAGCCCACCGGGTTGCCGGTGTTGTATCTGGTCATCTGGGTGCGTCTCCAGTGGTGCTACGGCGCGTTGGCGTCGTCGTATTGGTAGAAGGCGGGGTCGTACTGCAGGGCGGTCAGCTCGACCGAGCCGTCTTCGCCTGGCGTGAGGTCGGCCAGCACCGCGTCATACCCAGCGCGCGTGCTGTCGCAGAAGATCAGCTCCGGCGGGTCAATCGTCGGGTCGTCCATGATCCAGGTGTTGAAGGCGTGCTCACCCGGCAACGCCGAGGCCGCGATGGTCAGCCGGTGGTCGTCCACCTTCGTGGGCACGATGACGTTCGACAGCGTTCCGTCCTGGAACCGCACCAGGCACCGCGGCGCCGGCAGGCTCCAGTCCAGGTACTCGCCCACCTCGATCAGCAGCCGCGTGCCGTCCAGCCGCGCCGATTCGATCATGGTGCTGGTGGTGCTCGACCCGGGAATGTCGTCGAACAGCTTCACCCGGTCCCCGTACTGGTAGACCAGGCCCATCATCTCGGTCTTGGTCTTGTAGGTCAGGCGCTGGCCCTGGTGCTTCATCAGCCGGCGCATGCCGATGCGGTACGCGCGATCGCGCGTGCCGACACCCTGCAGCTCGTAGGTTTCCACCTTCCACGGCTCGGACACACCCGGCAGCCGGCATTCCACCGTCTCGGCCGCCCACGTAACCTCGTCGATGTAGGTCACGTCCACACCGTCGTAGTCGTCCGGGCCGGGCGAGATGAACGACGTGCTCAGCGGCTCCAGCTGGCGCTGCGGCGAGATACCACCGCGCCAGGCCTTCACCCCTTCCCTGCCCGCCGAGCACATGGAATCGATGAGCAGGAAGTAGCCCATGCCGGCCTGGGCTGCCATCTGCAGCAGGTCCAGCGCGCTGGTGCCGGTCTTCTCCGCGCTGAAATCGAAGAACTCCCCGCGCGGCGTCCAGTAGGTGTCCTCCAGGTGCTGCAGCGTCTCCGTGTCGATCTGGTCGAACGGCAGGCCCAGCGAGCGCATCACGTGGACCATCGCCCCGCTGATGCTGCGCGCCGCGCCATCGTCGTACAGGCGCGTGGCCTCCACGTTGAACCGGCGGTCGGTCTGGGCCGCCAGCTTCGTGCCGGTGGTCACCGTCAGGCCGATGGTGGTCAGGTCGTCGTAGCGGGTGGGCCGCTGCGGCAGCCGCGCGCGCAGGCCCTGCCAGAAGCAGGCGTCCCGCGCCGAGTTGCCTCCGCGCTCGGTCACACGGCGCACGCGCACCTCGATCTGCCCCGGGGTGGCCAGGGTGATGCGCTCGGTGAAGCCCAGCGCGTCCTCGGAGGTAGCCGTGTAGGTATGGGTGCGCACCGACCAGGCATCGCCCGAGCCGAACACGCGGTACGCCACGCGCACGGTCACCGTGAAGGTGCGCTTGTTGCCCTTGTCCGTGTACCAGATCAGGCCGCCCGGGAAGTTGAAGTCGTACTCGAACGCATCCGTGGTCTCGCCGCTCGGGCACACCAGGAACGGCCCGAGCCATTCCTCGCCCTCCTGGAACCCGGTGGCGCGGTAGTCCGTGGCCGTCCGGCTGGTCCAGCCCGGCCAGCTGGTATCCACCACGCCAGCCTCGGTCAGCCGCTGCACTGTCAGCGTGAATCCGGACTTGGACGCGATGCGGTACTCGCTCTGACCGCGCGACATGGCCAGCGAGATGGAGCCCGGCGGCAGGCCGCCGAAGGCCGTGCCGGTCGGGCCGTCATAGGCCAGGGTCACGCGCGGCTGCGTCGCCGGCGTGCCGCCGGTCGTGGCCACACCGGCCGTGGTCGTTGGGCTACTGCCGAACACGCTGGCCGGCAGGCCGCTGTAGGTGATGTTGCCGCCGGCGTAGGGACTCTCTGCCTCGGCAATGGTCACCACCCCACCCGACTGCGTCGCCACCAGGCCGCTGTCCACCAACTGATCATTGATGGCGGTCAGCAGCACGCCCAGCGTAATGTAGTTGGCCACCAGCGCCACGCTGTAGGTGGTCCCGCGCCAGCTGATGCCGTAGGTGACCGGTGAACTGCTGAAATCGAAGTTGCTCGCCGCCGCAGAGCCGACCAGCTTGGCCGGACTGCCGCCCACGCCAGGAACCGCCGGGGAGCCAGCGGTGTAGCTGGCCACGAACAGCGCGTAATCCGCACCGTTGTAGGTCAGCAGCACCGGCATGCCCACGTAAGGGGCCAGATCAGCCACCGCGCTGCCGGCGATGATCGAGTACAGCCCGCTGGTGGTCGCGGTGTAGGTCGCGGCCACCTTCAGCGTCAGCACGGCGCCAACCACCCAGCTGAGCGGCAGCGACGTGGCCGGCCGTTCCTTGCCGTCGGCGCCGGTGATCGTCGCGTTGTTCAGGGTGAACACGTTCCCCGACACGGTCACCGAATCCGCGTTGATGCCGGTGGACACGTCGGCCGTGTCGCTCAGGTCAAGGCCGGCCGTGCCGGAGGCTGTTGCGCCCACCTCGGTCGAGTTCACCCAGTTTTCGGAGCGCACGTCCCCGCCCACATCCGCCCCCGGCGGGTAGATCGTGATATCCACGTCGCTACCGAAGGAGCTGATGGGCGTGTTGCCCAGCCGCGCGGAACCCAGCGGGATGACGTGCCGGCCTTTGCCCACGCACACGAACATCTGGGTGCGGTAGGTCTTGCCGCCCACGAACCGGGACACCGGCTGCACGAGGTAGTCGGCCCACACGCGGCAACGCCCCAGCACCTCACGCACCGGGCTGCCCAGGCGAGCCGAGTTCGCCCGCGCCGTGTCCAGACTGAGGGTGTCGCCCTGCCCGTACCGGCTGCCAGAAGGCAGGTTCGACGCCATGTAGATGGCATAGGCGGCCACGACGGCCACGATCACCCAGTACACCACCGCGGCAGCGCCCTCGTAGTGCGGGACCGGGTAGATGCGCACATCGGCATCTGCATCGATCCACGTATCAGCCCACGCCACAGACGGCACGGCCACGCCGTCCACGTCCAGTTCAATCGGCTGCTCGCCCTCGCCGGTGTAGCCGCCCACATTGGACCGCAGCCAGCCGTCTACAGTGGTCCGGCCGTGCTGATGCGTCTCCAGCGCCTCTCCGGGCATGCGCGATGGGAACACCCGGATCACGCGTAGTACTCCACCCGATTGAACCGGCGCTCAAAGCGCGCGACCGGCAGCACGGTCACGTTGCGGCCGTCGTTGCACTCCAGCGTGCACATGCGGCCGTCGACCTCCACCAGCACCGCCACATGCGTGACCATGCTGCCCTCGTAGCAGAAGGCCACTGCACCCTCCACCAGGTCGCTCCCGGCGTGCTGCAGCACCGCCTGCTGCGCGAGCTCGGGCAGATCCTCTCGGGTCGCGCCAGGATGCTCGTCCCAAGCCGGCAAGCCCAGGTCGCGACGGACCTCGTTGACCACGCCATAGCAGTCCAGCTCGGGGAACACGCGGCCGCCGCTGACCCAGACCACGTCCAGGTATTTTTCCAGATCGATCTTCATGAGATGTAGCGCAGCCCGGGGTGCTTTGAGAGGTTGAAGCGATCGCGCGGCCAGGCCGTGTCGAGGATGTTCATGAATCCGGCCGTGATCTGCACCTCGGTGGCTGACCACTGCCCGCCCTTGATGACCATCGAGAGCGCGCGCTTGATCGGGGCCAGCAGGTCGCTGCTCAGGTACACCCGCAAGGTCACGGTCATTTCCTGCCGTGCGGCCAATGCGGCGCGGATCTTGGTGCTCACCACGCCGTCGATGTTGGTCAGCGCGAAGCGCAGGTCCTGCACGCCGTCCGCGTTGCGGGCGGGCTTGGCCACGTCCATGCCGCAGGCCTTGAAGGTGACCAGTTCGCCCGTCTCCAGCACTGCCTGCAGATCCTCCCAGCCTCTGGTGAGATAGTGGGTCTCGCCGCCCACAGTGATGGCCAGCGTGTCGTGCTCGATCTCGCGGCCACCGGAGGTGTACAGACGTTCCAGAATGCTCATGGCTCAGGCCACTCCCTGTTCGCCGCCAGATCGATCACGTTGGCCTGCAGGAACCCTTCCGGGTACTCCGACCAGCCATCTGCCAGCAACGGCCGCAGATACAGCTCCAGGGTCGCCGTGAACATCCACAGGTTGGAGTTGGTCAGCGTCGGGCCGTCGTAGATGTCGGTGAACCTGGCCTTGTAGTAGTCCATGCCCAACGGGCTGCGCAGGAGGCATGCGAACCAGGCGACGCCGTCAACCAGCTGTTCCTGGAACCATTTCTCGAACAGCGCAGCCTGCTGGTCGTTCAGCAGCCACCGCACCTCCGTCTGGCTGGGGGTGGCGGTGTAGGCCCGCCGCGGCAAAGACCGCCCGCTGACGAAGGTGGACCGGGTCAGCGGCGACACGTGACGCAAGCCATAGCCCTCCCGCAGCGGCTCGGGCAACCACTTCGGCTGCATGATCAGCGCCATTACCCGACCTTCCTTCTGACATTCCAGTTCGACCGCATCGCGCGTGACTGCGGGCCCGTGCCGGAGGTGGTATCTGCGACCCGGTCCTGCCGCGCAAGGCTCACCGCGCGTCTCACCGTCTGCTCTTGCATCAGCCGCTCTCGTTCGCTGATAGAGCCGTTCACGTTGAAATGCATTTCAAAGGTGTCGCCCCGGCCGCCGCCATCGGTCTCTCGTGAAACCCGATCCAGCGTGGCATCCAGCTTCGCGCTGGTGGCAGCAGTGGTGACTCGCTCACCCTTCTGCAGCAACCAGGTGCCGGTCTCGGGAACGCTGTCGATGCCGTCGTGGGCCATGCCGACGGCGGCAATGTTGGAGACGATACCGGCGGTCGCTGCCGCGACGGATGCCATGGCCGCGATATTTGCTGGCCATGGGTTTGCCGATGCCATGGCAATACCCTGCTGGATGGCGATGACCGACTGCGCGATTGCAAACGCCTTCTGGGCCACGAACGCAGCCTTGTACAGTGCAGACTGCTCGCCGAAGCTGGTGCGCATCACATCAGCAACTGCACCCATCGCGGTTTCCGCGGCAGCCAGAGCGACCTGATTTCTGGATGTTTCAAGGTCATCAAGGCGGTCCTGGTGCTCGGCCCGCAGCTTCTCTTCTTTCTTGTCCCACTCTTCATTCAGATCAGATCGCGCCTGCCGGTATTCGGCGAGTGCCTCCATCTGCGCAGAGAACCGAGCATTCTCCTGCTCAACCGCTTTATCGATCTTGTTGAACTCGCCGGCCGCGCCACCGTAGATCGCGTCCGGACCTTGATAGCCCGAGGAACCTTGTCCGCCGACTTGGTCAATGGCCTTCCCTGCCGCCTTGGCAAATTCGGGATCGTTTGCAGCACCCACTGCGGCAGCGGCCTGCAGGATCTTCAAGCGTTCCCGTGCCAGGTCTACGCCCAGCGAGTCCTTCTTGTTCAGCTCGTCCTTCAGCTTGACGAAGGCTTCAGTGGCCTTGGCCGCTTCTTCGTTCGCCGTCTTCAACTCCCCGAGCCGATCCAGTTCAACGGCCAGCGCGCGCAAGCGCTCCTGCTGAGCCGAGTTGAGCCCCCGCAAGCTCCCCTCCGCCAGGTCGAAGTTCAAGCGCTGCAGCTCTGTGGCCTTTCCAGACTTATCCGCGCTGGTGTCGAACAGTTCGATCTGCCGCCGAAGCTGAACCACGCCAGCGTCGTACGCGCGTTGAAGCTGCATCTGGGCGGCAAGTCGCTTCTTCGCATTCTCCGCGTCCGCAGCGGCCGCGGCGGCGGCGGCGGCCGCTGCGCGAGCCTCTGGATCACCTGTAACGCCCGAAGGCGGCAGGCTGGCCTCAATGAGCCTGACGGTAGGCGCAGGCTTCGGTTGCATAGCAGCCCAACCGCGGTCGGCGTACTGTGTCCCCGTCTGGTAGTCCTTCAGGAACTGGCTCCAGCCACCGCCTTGGGATCCGAACAGTCCGCTGTACTGGCCTGTCGCCAGCTTCATCACAGCGTTGCCCTGCTTTTCGATTGCGACCAGACCGCCACGAACACGATCCAAGCCTTCAATCGTCCCGCTGAAGATGCCTCCGAGGTCACTGATCTGCCGGAAGCTGTCCGCGATCGACGCAGTGAGGTTTCGAACCTCGGTGCCGTCCTTCAGATAGGTGGCGAAGTCCGTAAGGATCGATCCGAGACCTGCAATCATCGCGTCGAACCCCTCCCTGACCAGAGGGTCGTTGAGGGTGTCGATGAAGGAATTGATTGCAGCGGTGGCGCCGGCCAGGCTTCCGTCACGACCAGTTGTGAGATCGTCAATGGTGTGGCGAAGTGCCGTCAGCGAACCACCGAAGGTGTCCCGTGCCGCCAGTGCGGCACCAGCATAGGATTCCTCAAGGATCTCCAGGATCATTACCTGGGCCTCACCCTCCTTGCCGGCCTTGACCAGCTCATCGATCGTGCCACGCACCTCCTTCGTGAAGGCAGCTCCGAAGCCCTGCTGGGCGAGCGCGGCGGCCGCCTTGCTGGGCGATTCCAGCGCGCGCCCGATGGTCTCCGCCGACTGGCTGACGCTGATACCCAGGCGCGCCGACTGATCGATGACCGCCTGCATGGCGCGGGGGATGTTGGAAGCCAGGATGCCCGAGTAGGACAGCAGGCGGGTCTGTGCCTCGACGATCTCCCCACCACTGAAGGTCGACTTGCTGGCCAGCGTATCGGCCATGTCCAGCAGCTGCTGCCGGGTATAACCTGCGGCGCCGCCCGTTGACCGGATGATTGCATCAAGCTGGGCAACCTCTCGCTCGGCACTCATGGTGTTGCGAGCGATCAACAGGCCTACCGTCGAAAGCCCGGCAAGAGCTGCGGTCATGCCAGCGGCGAGCGCCAGACCGGCCAGCTTAGCCTCCGCCTCGACCTTCTTGCGCCACTTCTCCGCCCGGCGCTCGGACTTGTCCAAGCCGGACGCGAAGCCGCCGACCTCGGCGATAACGTCGATGGTCAGCGTACCAAGGGACCGGGACATAGTTCTCTCTGCTGCAGGGGCTGGGCGGTGGCCAGCCAGGTTGATGCGCGCCTACGCGTCGGCTACCACTGCTTCATCGCCTCCTCGAGGCTGATGGGCTCGGCATCCACGTAGGGCATGAAGTCGGTGGCCTTGAACTGAGTGCTGCCTGGCTTGCGGTTCGAGTTGGCGAACAGCGCAGCGAACATCCCTGCTGCTGCATCCAGACGCCCGCCCAGGTTCAAGCTTCCGCGCCGGGCGCGGTACGCGCTCCAGAGCTGGAACTCCCGGATCCCGAGGCACTCCTTTGCCTCGGCGATGCTGCGGCCGCCAATCCCGTTCAGGACCAGCTCGCACCACAGCTCATCCTCCGGGGTCAGCTCGTAGCTTTTCCCAGGTTGTTCACCTCGCCGATGGCAAGGAGCAATGCCACTGACAAGCTTCCATCCAGCGCGCCACGCGCCGGATCGGCCTCACCGGTGATGTCCGCAACGGTGAAGATGGCCTTGCCGTCCTGGTCGCAGATGCTGGCAGCGATGCGGCCGGCCACCCCATCATGTTTGTTGGCCGCAGACATGACCTCCGAAACCGCAGCCTGGAAGCCCAGCGGCCGCACGTAGACCGTGGCGGTCAGCTCCTCGTCGCCCTGCTTCCAGCGGATTTCCTTCTCCACCGGTCGGCCGGTGAACGCGCCGACCTTCTGCAGGTCGGCCAGGCTCAGGCTCACCGCACGTGCGTTCGCCGTCTTCTTCGCAGGCCGGCTCACGGCGTCTGCGCCTTACGCAGCCACACGCCCGGACCACTGCGCTGCATGGATGCCGCGGTGGTGACGACGGTGTTGCCCTGGAAGTCGAACGGGAAGTCGCTGACATACGCGCCGAACGTGTACCAGGTGCGGGTGTCGGGCAGGACCAGCTCGGCGACGGTGGAACGCTCGGCCGTCGCTGCTGCGCCGGTGCCAGCACCGCCGCTGAAGGCGACGGTGGGCGGGCTGGTGTAGCCGGTGCCCGGGTTGGTGATGTTGACGCCGATCACCGAGCCGGAATCGACGATGGCCGTGGCCGTGGCGCCAGTGCCACCGCCGCCCGTGATGCTCACGGTGGGGGCCGAGGTGTAGCCAGTGCCGCCGTTGGTCACCTCGATGTTCGACAGGCTGCCCACCTGCTGCACGGTGGGTGCGATGTCCACGCCGTCCGACCAGCCGATGGCCCACTGGATCGGATCGCCGCCGTCCACCTGCTCGGCCAGCTGCCAGAACAGGTAGTGGCTCTCGTTCTTCGGGTCGGCGTTGATGGTCACCGACGCCTGGCCCGGTGTGCGCAGGCCCTTCTTGTAGGTGCGCGTGTTGGTCTCGGACAGGCAGGTGTCGTCGATCTGGTCCGCCGGAGCGGTGCCGGGGTTGAAGGCCGTGATGCACTCGATCTCGCGGACAACGCCGTTGATCAGGCCATACAGCTGGGTTCCTTGGGTCAGGATGCTCATTGTTTCTCCTGCGGGCATAAAAAAACCCCGCAGTGCGGGGCGTGGGTGGGGTTGTAGCGGGCTTTACCGGGGGACCAGCCAGTCCACATCGAACGAAAGGCGCAGCAGCTTCGTTTCGGGGTCAAGCATCTGGCCGCCCCAGCGGGTGATGTACCCGCGGGGTTCGAAGGCATCGCGCAGGGCCTGCGCACCCTGGATCAGCGATGCCTCGTCCTTCGCATACACGTCGATCTGCGTGGTCAGCGCGTCCACGTCAGGCCGCTGGGCCAGGTAGTTCTCGGGGATGCCGGACACCGTCTGCCAGACCGCATAGGGCAGCGCTGGTTGCTTCTCGATCAGCCCGAACGAGTAGACGCGGGTGGGATCGGAACCGAAGGCCTGCAGGACCGCAGGCGAGGTCAGGCACAGCTGGAAGATCGGGGCGATCATGCGGCCCCCTGCTTTGCCAGCACGCGGTCCAGCGCCTGGTTGAAGCTGCGCGCGAACACGTCGACGGCCTTCTGGCCGGCCTGGTCAGGAACAGGGCGGAAGATCGGCTGGGCCGCCATCTTCGAGGTGCCGAACTCCAGCAGGCGCCAGTACCAGGTGATGCCGCCCGGGTTGCTGGTTCCAAGCTGCGCCGCGCGGCCCGCCTGAGCGCCGCCCAGCACACCGACGCGGAAGGCGAGCACGCCATCCTGCTTGAAGGCGCGGCCATTCCAGCGCACCGCGACGTTCTTCCAGATGGCGGTTTCTGTTTCGTGGTCATCCACCCGACGGGCGTTGCTCTGCGCCTGGTCGCGCAGCACGTTGGCAGCCCGGCGCAGGGCGGCCCGCCCGCCCTTGTAGTTCACCTCGCGCTTCACCTGCGCCATCTTGTTGCGGATGCCGTCCAGGCCGCTCACGTCGAATCGGATGCCATCAGCCATCGTTGACACCCTCGCTGCAGGGGAGCGTGAGGTATTCCAGGCCGCTGACCGGATCGGGCAGCACGCCGTGGATGTTCAGGATCTTGCCGCGGTGGATCACCCGGCACTTGTCGGTCACGTCGTCGCGCTGGCGGATGGTCACCCGCATGGTGACCTCGCTGTCCACCGCCTTGGCAGCAACCAGCTCGCGGGCCGACAGGGCGGCTACCTCGGCCCGCACCTCAGCCAAAGGCTCCCACGTGACGGTCTGTGCGCCGGTTTCAGGAGCCTGGCCGTGTACCTGGCGCTGCAGCTGAACCCGGTGGCGCAGACGGCCGGCGGCGATCATTTCGGCTTCCCGCTCAGGTAGTTTCCGGAGCCGACAGCCTCCGCCTCGCCGCCTTCGCTGTCGCAGAGGTGGTCCACCAGCCGGTTAACCCCCTTGGCGTTCTCCAGGTCGGCCTTGGTCTTTTCCTGCAGCGCCACCACCAACTGGTGCGTCGCCTCGGTCTGGGCGCGCAGGGCGTCCAGCAATTCGCTTTGCTCGTTCATTCGCTTCTCGCATCCATTTCATGAGCCAGGCGCGCCGGCGCGCGCAGCCGGAGCAGGCCACTCACGCCACCGTGGAGCGCCGTAGCGGCGCCAGGAGGGCCGTTGCGGCGCGAGAAAGGACATACCCATGCCCGGCATCGGCGGGCACCGTGTTGTCGCCCTCGCCCTCCCGGAACCGGTAGTGGCTTGCCAGCTCCACCAGCGTGGCCAGCACCACCTGTGAAGCGAGCACCGGTTCCCCTTCATCGTCCACAACCGGGACGGGGATCCCGTCAGCACCGATGATCGGCGCGCCGGCCCCATCCCGCTGAGTCTCATAGCGGCGCCACGGTGACTTCAGCCAGCTATCCACCGCCGCACTCACGGCCGGGATGGCAAATGCCAGCCACAGGTCGTCGGCGCCAGGATCGAGCCGGAGCTGCTCCTGGGCCTGCGCCTTGGTCACGAACTCAACCATCGCCGTCTCCCAGACTCACAGGCCCGGCCGGAACCCGCACGCTCCGTCCGTCCTTGCCGTCGCGCCCCTTCCGGGCGGCCAGGATCCAATCGTCGGTGTTCTCCAAGCATGGCCTGGAAGCGTTCGCGCGCTTTGCGATCCAGAGCGCGCCGTCATGGGTCACCGACTGGCCGGCCTTCATGCCGAGTCCGTCTCGGTGGAAACCTCGGTGCACCATGTACGGCAGAACCAGCTCGGTCCTGCGTTCACCTGAGCCGAGTGTAATGACGAACCCGCGCTCGCTGTCGTACTCACCGGAGGCAGTTTCGAAGCTGAGGCCATGCTGGCCGTCCTCACCGTCCCGACCAACCACGACACCAAGACGGATGGCCTCACCCTTCGTGGTCGTTATGACCAGCTCCCCACTGCGATCGATCATGGCGCCGGCCAGGCCCACACCATCGACACCGGCCTGCACCGGGTGCGCGGCCAGATGCTTTGCCACTGCCGCGGCGAGCTGCTGATCGGTGACAGGCTCCGCATCAAGCCCATCTTTCGGGACCGGAAGTGCATCAACCGCAGCCTTCACGGTCGCCTGAATCACCGCCGGATCGGCATCGCGGCCGTTCTGAACCGGGTTCGCTTCGAAGTGCTTGGACACTGCGTCTGCGGTGGCAACGTCCACGAGCGTCAGCAGTCGTGGCGAGTCCAGCAACTTGGCCACGACCAGGTCGGCCAGTGCATCCACATCGACCGGCTCGGCATTCCTTCCGGGCTCACCCTTCTCCGGAGCGCGCTGGCGCAGCTCCTCCAGCTCTCGCTTGACGGGTGCGACCGCCTCACGGATCAAGGCGCCGATCTCCGTGCCGAAGTCGATGGGATCAGTCATTGCGGAATACCTCGGCCCGTGCGGCGCGCAGGGCCATCAAGATGAAGTTCGACTGCTGCAGAGCCCTCAGCTCGTCGTCAGCAGCAGGTTCGTCGACTTCCGGATCCACAGCGACAGGGGCCGGTTCGGCAGGAGCAACGATCCTGTTCTGCCTGACCTGATCCAGCGGGAAGTCCTGCTGCTGCATATAGACCGTATCGCCACCCTCCAGAGGGGGAAGGTTGAACACCAACCGCGCCTCGTTCGGAGTTTCAATGCCGCCGCCGGTCAGCGTGTTGTGCACCTCGGCCTGCTTGCCAACATCCATCCGCAGAAGCGGCTCAAGATCAAGCTCAACGCCCAGCGGGCGGGAAATACCCAGACCCTCGTCCAGCAGCTCCTCCATGGCCTCGATGTGGGCCTGGAGGGCATCCGAGTAGTACAGCTGGTTGATGTCATCGACCTTCATACCAGCAGGAATCGAGCCAATGCCGATCTTGAACGGGGGGATGCCGAATGGCTGGCACACCTGCTCGTCGGAGTACCGCATCTGCTCAACCAGCTGGGAGTCGGCAGCCTTGAATGCGAAGGGTGTGAACTTCATGTCCGCACCGATCACCGCCACCTTGCCCGCGTTGGATCCCTGGAAGCTGGTGTTCCAGTATTCCTTGACGGCTTGGGCATCCTCGTCGGACATGCCGGCGGGGGCGGTCAGAATGCCGCCAGGATTCGCTCCGTTGGAGAAGAAGTTGGTGGAATCCTTGAGGATCTTCAGGTTCTTCACAGCCGCCCACTGTGCAGCGCACAGCGGAGGGACACCAATGAGCTGATGGTGGAAGCAGTTCATTCGGTCGTGGATGATCTCGCTCGCCGGAACAATCAGCTGCTCACCGGGATAGTTCTCCGGCAGCAGATTGGTTCCGGTGTTGTAGTTCAGCTGGTAGAACACGTCTCCGCTGTCGGAAACCATTGGCTGAACACTGCACGGGTCCAGGATCCACAGTTTGTTGACCACGTTCCGCTCGTCTCGCCCCTTCAGGACATAGGTGTTTCCCTGGACGAGTTTCGACAGCATCCAGGCCGAGCGGAACTGTTGCGACGTCTGGTAACTGTTCTGCTTCCGCAGCACGGGCCAGTAGGCGGTGTTCTTCCTATCTACGCGCCAGATACCGCTGGAATCCTCTGCCTTGAGCACGAAAGGAAGCTTTCCGACATCCGACGCGATGCGGTTCAGGCACGCATACAGCGTCGGGTAGGTAAGCACCGATTCGTGCCGCTCTTCCAAGTTCCTCTGCCAGGCGCCGGTGAAGGGCTCTCGCACCAGAGAATGCCAGCCACCCATTCCGCCGGATGCATGCACGGGGTGCAGCGACTTGAGGTAGTCAGTCCCATACCTGCGCACGCCGGCCTCGGTGGCCAATTCACGGGGCGAGAATCCAGCCATCAGATTTCGTCCTTGACCGGCGCAGTCTTCGGTGCGGCAGCACCATTACGGTTCTTGGCGGCCTTGCGCGTGACTTTCCCGCCATCAGCGTGAACCTGTTGGCTCGCCAACTCGGGAGCAGCCGGTTCCGACGCCGCGACTGGGGCGGCTGCTGGCTCCGAGACCGCGAATGGGGCGGCTGCAGGCTGCGCCTGCATGTCGCGCCGCTGGTAGCCACCATGCGCTTCCAGGAGGGGGGCCAGCCTGGCATCCACACTGAAAACGCGGTTCCGCCGGATCATCTCGATCTTCGCCATACCTTTCTCCCGCGAAAAAGAAGGCGGGGGCCGAAGCCCCCGCCGACAACTTCAAAAATCAGCCGCCACCACCGCCGGCGTCGACCGGGTTGCCCCATTCGACACCGGTCAGGTACGAGACCGCCTGCGGCCGGCGCTTCTTCCAGTTCACGAAGCGCTCGGCACGGATGGCCAGCTGGTTCGTCTGGAACATGCTCTGGATCTGCGCGATCGTCGGAGTGGCGTTCGCGTCATCGTCCATGATGATCGTGGCCTCGCGGCTGACATCGATGGTGACCACGCCGTCGTCCGCCAGGTAGATCTCGCTGGCGAAGGCCAGGATGAACATGCCCGACGGAACGTAGTTGGACACGACCAGCGGCACGCCATCGATGTCGCCACCGGTCATCGAGACGTTGGGGAACTCACGGGCCATCAGCGGATTGCGCAGGCCGGACAGGCGACGTGCGGTAGCGCTGTCGGTGATGTAGACCGCACTCGACACCGGCAGATTGGTATCGTCGGCCGTGGCCCACAGAGCCTGGATATCGGCGTACACGTCGCCCGTGGAAGGGATCGCGGTCACGCCATTGGTGATCGAGGCCGGCGACAGACCAGCGCCAGTGGCAGCGGCCTTCGCCGGATCGACGAAGTCCTCGTCCATGCGCTCGATGACCGCGTCGGACAGGTCGTCGCGCACCAGGATCTGGATCGACGGGTCGGAGAAGCGCGCCAGCTCCTCCGTGATCACCGAAATGCCGGCAATCTTGGCCCACTTCAGCTCCGTCGCGTCGTAGCCGGACTTGGTCACAGGCTTGCGGAAGCCCTCACCCACCCACTGTGCACGGCCCTTGGCGGTCTTGCCCGGGATGCGGACGTTGAACGGGACGCGGCGCAGGCCCGGCACGTTACCCTGGCCGAGCTGGCCGATGATGGTGCGCGGGCGCAGGAAATCGACGAACTCGCTCGACAGGTTCTGGTACTGGACCAGGTTGCCCGCCCACGACGGATCAGTGGTGTTGCCAGCGGCAACCGCTGCTTTCATGATCTCGTTCAGCCGCACATCGTCGCGGAACGTGTTGTCCGCGAAGGCCTTGGCGCTGGAAACGTCGCCCTTGCCCGCATACATCGCCATGGCGAATCGGGCAAAGCCGATGCCCTGCTCTTCGTTCCTGCGGCTGTGGATCAAAGCCGGGCCCTTGCCACTGGCCGCGCCGGCGGCGCGCTTCGGATCGGTCGCGGAGCCGTTTTCCTGCACGATCTGCGCGGCCGGGACAGCGGACTTGGCCTGCACGGCGAGCAGTCGGGTCAGGCGGTCGATGTCATCGTCCAGGGACTTGATCTGGTCTTCGATGCTGTCGAACTCTTCTTTTTCGCCGGTGTCCATCGAACGGCTTTCGTCCATGGACTTCTGGGCGACTTCGTTGAGCTTCTTCTGCTGGGCGTCACGCGTGGCGCGGAGCTTCTCCAGCTGTTCCTGAATGGTCATCTTGATCTCTCTGAAATTGGCGCAGCCCTTCGGCCCGGGTTCCACCCCGGGCAGTGCCTGCAAAAATGGAGGAAGCGGGTTCCACCCCGCATGGCCCAGCGGGCCGTTACTTCAGTCCAGCAACTTCACTGCACCGCCAGGAGGCCGCACTACCACCGCCTTCTGGCACTGAATCAGGGGCACGCCGTAACTGCTGCGGCGGCGCGTTCCACTGGTATCCATGGCCTTGATGCTCTGGATCGTTGCCGCGGCGTTGGCCGGGATCGTTACCAGAGAGAGCTCGTAGATCTCGCACTCGGTGAATCGAATTCCGCCGCCATCCATGTAGCTGTACTCAAGGGCGCGGAAGCCGATCGACACGCCGCGCACCAGCTTTTCCTTGACCGACTGCCAGGCCAGATCGCACATGTCCTTCAGCGCGCCCGGGGTGGCGATCTTCGCCACGCTAGCGGTGAAGGGGATTCCATCCTTCGTGGGCTTGCCGAACTTCACGATGCCCACGGGGCTGTCGTGCCGGTGCTGCCAGAGCAACGGAAGCTCTGCAGCGAACTTCGCGCCCATAGGCTCGACCACATCGCCGTAGCGGTCAGGCTCGGGCGTTGTCGCCCAGCCAGTGATCACCTGCTCGTCGTCGTCGTAGTTCTTGACCTCCAGCAGGCTGTAGGCGCGGTTCTCGTTCTTCATGGGCTATCCCAAGGTCATGAGGACAAGCTTCTTGTCACTCTTTTCTTCAGCAACGGGGATGCTGATACCAACAGCCATCAGCAGCGCGGTCATGTCGTCGATCTTCTCGCTCGATCGTTTCTTGTCGGGCGCCATGTTCAGGTTCTGGTCTCGCCGCGCCACCAAGTTGGAAGCGCACCAGGTCAGCACCGGATCTCCGTCATGGACGAAGCGCTTGCCCACGTAGGCGCGCTCAAGATCCTGCATAGCCGGGTGATACGACTTCGGCCCCTGGATGAACTGCACCATCGGAACGCCGGCGGCAAGAAGCCGACCCACAACCTCCGTGGCGTTCCAGCTATCGAACGCGATCGACTGAACGTTGAACCGAGAGACGACGTCCAGAATCGACCTCTCGATATGGGCGTAGTCGGTTACCTCGCCCTCGGTGGTTTCGAGGTGGCCAGACGCGACCCAGCCTGCGTACGGCACCGTGCCGCGCTCCGTCCGCTGCTTTACTGCCTCTTCTGGAACCCAGCGTCGGCCCCATGTGATGATCTTCCCGTCCACCCGCCACACAAGCCGGAACGACGTCAGGTCGCTGGTGCTGGCCAGATCCAGCCCACCCCAGCAGGGAACGTCCTTCAGCGCCTCAAGGTCGACAACCCCGGAGCAGGCAGCCCACTTGCGTAGCGCGACCCAACCGTTTGCCGCCGAAGCCGGCCGGTTCAGCCTCTTGATCTGGAACTCAGCCAGCTTGGACGGCATGGCCTTGGCCTCGACCGCCTCCTTTCGGATGGCCCCCAGAAGGTGAGGGTTTACCTCCATCAGAGGGTTGGCTTTTCGCCAACTGGCTTCGTCGAAATCCTCGTCGTCTTCGTCGACAGCGTAGAACACCGCCAGGTAATGGTCGGCCGTGTGCTTGAACACCCCGGCCAGCAACTGCTTCACAAACTGCCGGATCTCAGCCCAAGGGCCGGGGTTGGTGTATCCCTCAGTCGTGGTGAACAACCAGAGCGGGTTCCGGCGGGCACCCGCAGCTGACTGCAGGACGTTCAGCAAGTCAGGCGTCTTGTGCGCGTGGATCTCATCAAGCCCGACGTGCGACGGGTTCAAACCGTCTTGAGTGCTTGCCTTCGCGTGAATGGGCTTGAAGCTGGCGCCGATCTCCATGCGGCTGATCGACTTGGCCCAGGTCTCCAGCCCATACGCCTCCCGTAGGTCCGGCGTCTTCTCCACCATCCGCTTTGCGACGTTGAAGATGATCGACGCCTGCGGGAACGTGGTGGCCGCCGAAATGACCTGGGCGCCCTCCTCGTTCTCGCAGCACTGGCAGTACAAAAGGATCGCCGAGGCCAACGTGGACTTGGCGTTCTTGCGTGCCACCGCAAACAGCGCCGATGTGAAGCGGCGGGTGCCATCGAGCTTCCGGAACCCAAACAGCTGAACCACGAAGAAGACGTGGGACCGGTGCAAGCGGATCTCGGGAGTCTCCCAAGCGCCCTCAACGTGCGGAAGCAGCTCAATGAAGCCGCAAGCGTGGGCTGCATGCGCGGGGGAAAACGTGAACGCTGAGCCTCTCTTCTTCGCGCGGGCCAGGTCGTCCAGGAAGCGCTTAGCCGCCTGGCGAATCAGCAATCCGAAGGCCTTTCCCTTCCGATCCTCCACCGCCTCCTGCGCGTAGTCGATGGCCACAGCCACGTAGTCGGCGGGATCCGGGCGGGGCCGGCGCCGGGGGCGCGCTGCGGTCTTTGGCTTCGCTGGCCTCTTGCTACTTGGCGAGCGCCGGGAGGGCGCCGAACTTGTTGCCGGGCTTTTTCTCGGCGCCACCAGAACTCACCTTGCGTCTGCTCGCCGGCGTCATACCGAACTCAGACATCAGCGCTTTCAGCGCGGTCTGTTCAGCGGCTGTGATATCCACCCCTGCCATCTGCTTGGCCACCTGGACCTGCCAGGCGTAACAGAGCTGCTGCAGTGCATACAGGTCCACCGTCTGGAGAACCTTGGCTGCCACCAGCTGGGGGCCCAGGTCATTCCACATTGCAGCCCCGTTGACGTTCAGGTGCTGCGGTGGGTCGGGGAATACGTCGATCAGGTCGAACTCGGGAGCGTCAGGCGCCTCACGGTCCGGCCGGGCAGTTCCGGCAATCACCTTGAGGGCCGGAGCGGTCGGCTTCCGTCCTCTCATTTTTGAAATCTCAATTTTGACGGTGCGATAAAACGTCTGGGCGCACGGTCAGGGAGGCGAACCGCCCCAACTTTTCACCCTCCCCCCGCCCCATCTGCCGTTGTTGCGATTCATTCGCGTCCACGCGCGCATTTCGGGGTCGCCTTGGCACCTCGGTGCCAGTTGCCGAACCCGCCGTCCTCGGTCGCGGTTTTGCGGTCGTGGCAGGGCTTGCAGAGGGGCTGCCAGTTGTCGGTGTCCCAGAACAGCGCCTGGCTGCCCTTGTGCGGGGTGACGTGATCGACCACCGTCGCGACCGTGATATGCCCTGATCGCTGACACTCGGCGCACAGCGGGTGCCTCAGCAGGTAGGTCGCTCGGGCTCGCTGCCATCGACCGCCGTAGCCACGCTCAGCCGTGGTCTGCCTCACCGCCGCAGGCGGAACGTGCACCGCCGCCTGCCGTGGCATTGCGTTGTGCTTCGGCGCGCGGCGTGGCATCAGCTTGGTCCTTGGCTTCGGTCCGCCGCTATCACGGCTTGGCAGGCACGGACGTGGTCGTCGGCGTCTCGTCCGATTTGAACAAGAGCGCCCGCGACCTCCGCTCGTAGTTGGGCTGCCTGGTCACGTTCGACGGCGCCGGCGGCGGCTTGGGACAAGCGAGCGGTGTTGCAGATGGCGAGGTCGTCGCGCAGCTGGAGGCTGCCACCGCGCACGCCAGCAGCAACAGCAGCAGGGATGGCCGTGGCCGCAGTGCGGTCCTCTTCATGCTTGGCTCCGATGGTGGCAAGGGCGTCGGCCTGCTGGTGTTCGGTGGCACGGGTCTGGTTCACTTGCTCTGCCACTGCCTCGGCACCGGCAGCACGCTGGTCCGATTCGGTGCCATCGGCGCGATCACCGCGCCAGGCCCACCCGGCACCGAACATGGCGGCGGACCAGGCGACGAAGACCAGGAGATAGATGGCGATGCGGCTCACGTCAGGCCCCTGGACCCTTGCGGGTCATACCAAAGAAGTAACCGATGACCATGCCGGTGGCGTTGTTCAGGCCGCCGATCAGCATGCCGAAGGAGTCCTTGTTCTCCGGCGGGATTGCAACCGCGATCAGAGCGGCCATGGCCATGCCGACCAGGAACAGCACCAGCACGGCAATGCCTACGCGAGCGGCACCAACGTTTCGGGTCGCGAAGGTCATGCAGCACCTGCAAGTGAATGAATTTCCTCCAGCGCCCAGTGGTACAGGGGCTGGTCAACGATGGTTACGCGGGTGAGGCGCTTACCGCGTACCACCTTCACCGCCACCTGCGTGGACTGCTGGACCGCGAGAAGCACGAACGCAATGCGCTGCTTCGTGGGGTCTGGCTCTTGAAGCACTGCAAGCGCATCGCTGACCATCTCGCGGATTGCCAGCAGCAGCTCCGCAGTCGGGCTCTTTGCTTTCTGGTTCTCCAGTACCACCAGCACGCCCTGCAGCTGATTCACCGGGGAGAGCTTCGGGGCCTTCTTCTTCGCCGTCATGCTCCAAGCGCCTTCAGCGCGCGCGCATAGCGGGCCCTGCGATCAGCGGCACCGGTCTGCCCGCCGTTCACTCGTTCGGTGATCTCGTCGAATCGGCTGGCGTCAGCCAGCTTGTTCAGGGATCGGGCATCCCAGAAGCCACCGGCAGCCAGCGCGCCCCACTTGGGCTGCTCCAGCGCCTCGGGCTGGGCCTCAAAATCGGGAACACCCTTGATTCCCTTGGCACGAAGCGCGTCCCGTATCGCCGCATAGTTGGCGCGGCCAGTGTTCTGGATCGGGCCACGGCCACGGAATCGGTAGCCGTCGCCGCTCGCCTCCGATCCGTTGCCCAGGCGGTTGGCGTAGGCGTTGTTGCCGATCGCTACGGGCTTGCGCTCCAGCGCGCGCGCCAGATCGTTCGGCCTCCTCGGCTTAGCCTTGGGATCGACGGCGTATCGGCTGGGCCAGGTATCGGCCATGCCCTGCGCGCCGTAGTTCAGGTTCTCGACAATCCTGGCCAGGCTTCCGGACTCATGCCCCACCTGAGCGAGGAAGGCGGCCGTACGCTTCGGCGTGCTGATGCCGAACGCCGTGCAGGCTTCGGACAGGGGCTGCGCCCACTCGGCGGCGACAGCGGCACTGCAGCCAACCGCCTGCTGGATTGTCGAGGCGGTCAGGATCATGGTCGGTCCGGAAATGAAAAACCCCGGCTGGGTGGCCGGGGTCGGGTCGTGCGCGATGGTAGTGAATCTACCCTCAAAAGTGCGGGAGTGTCATTCCCGCACCTCTAATCGAACAAATCGGGCTGTGTACCAAACAGTCGCTTCACAAAAGATTCGTACTCGTCCTCAGACTTGGAAACGCGAGCGATGCCAAGCAGCTGACCAAGCTGTGTGCGAAGGGCCTTCACGCCAACCTCAGACAAGAACTGGTGAAGCTTTTTGTTCTTCTCCCCGCTGTCGTCTCGCTGTTGCCGGGTCAGGTCAAGGACTTTCCCACTGCTGTTTGCCAGCGGCTTGTACACATGCTCAATGGTGAGATGGCGAAATTTCCAAGGCTTGTTCCGCTCAGGCTTCGGAAGCTTGTAGAGCCGATACCACTCCTCGTAAAGCTGGGGTGGGAACTCCCTCTCGTATTCACGTGCTTCCTCGCGAACAAACAGCTTGAAGGCTGTAATGACCTCCTCGCGAGTGGCGTCATACCCCGAGAGTGCATACACCAAGCCCTTGATACCCGCCTTGGCCGATGCACCAAGAACGATGTGGGCCTGCCGCGCGATGTTGGCCTGACTCGGCTGCAATCGTTTCTCGCTCTCCGCCCGGACGATGGCCTTACAAACATCGATCAGCAGCGTCACGTCATAGCCGTTTACCTCACCCGCAGGCTGCTTCTCAGCACCACGAGGAACCCATTGAAATTTAATGGGATTTGCGATTTTTTCTTGGAGCTCAACACCAAGGTAAGGAGCGATGGTTTTGCCGGCCGCGAATCGGATGAAGGCCTGGCCACTCGATGTCAGTCCGAGCGCAGAGCCCATACCTCTTTGACTGATCACCGCCGTTTTCCCAGCATCGTTAAGCACGTAGCAGTCGACGTCGAATCCGAAGTCCTTTTCAAAATTTCCGCGGTGCGTCGCTTGCAGCGGCTTCTCACCCCAGCGCGCGGCGGCAGCCTTGGCTGCGATTTCCTTCTTACGCTCCGGCGTAAGAGCCCTAGCTCTAGCCTTCCCGCCGGCGGCCTTGCTCTCGTCCTTGTCGCTCATGCAAGCACACTCGCAATCATGTTGCTTGCATGAAGCCACACTTCGTCGCCTGATGCAAGCATAATTTTTCGCCCATGCTTGCATCGCCTAAGCTGCAGAGCTTAGCGCCCTTTGAAGCGCCCAAGAGGCCTCTTGCTCTGACTCGCCGAACTGCTGGAGCATCCATTCATAGACTACCCGCCACTTGGCGCGATACGTCGACTCGTCACGACCTATCGCCGCTGCGCGCCGCCGGTCGCTGACCTGGCCAAGCCCCGACCCGCCGCAGACCTTGCACGTCATCAGCAGCTCGCCCGACAGCGTCTGCCCCCTGCCCTCGCAGCTGGCGCAGTGCGGCCGGCGAGCAATCTCGCTGATCACCGCCATGGCCAGCGTCGGCAGCGACTCCAGGGTGCTGATCGGCCAGCACTGTGCTTTTACCCTGCCCAGACGCTGCTGAGCCGCGTCGCGGTTGGCCCGCTGCTCCGCCGTCGCTGCACCGCCCCACCCGATGCAGACCTCGGCCAGGCCCAGGTCCGTGCGCGCCTCAGCCAGCCGGCGCTGCTGCCGCTGCAGCTCCGGTGTGACCAGCGCAATCACCGCGTCCCTCAGCTTGTGCCGGCGCAGTGCGGCGCCGTCCGGCCACCAGCACGCCTCCAGCAGCTCCCGGCCAAGACCGGCCGGCACCATGCCCAGCGCCGCGGCAATGTCCTGGTTCGTCAGGTCCGGCTTCCCGCCGCCCCGGCCGATGTCGAACTTCACCGTGGTCGGCCCCAGCCGCCCCATCGCCTCACGTGGATTCATGCCCCTTCCCCTGTCGTTGAGTGGCCGGCCGCTGCCGGCCCGCCCGTAATCCGCACCACCACCTGGCCGCCCGGCCTCCGCTCGTCCTTCACGAACAGGTGCCCATAGAACAGCGCGTCATCGATCCCCAGGAGCTGGGCAATTCCGTCGCGGTAGGGCTTGCAGCGGCCTACCATGTTGTCGTCGTCAGGCAGCTTCTTGCCCGGAGCCTGGTAGCAGTCGATCCACAGGTGCAGCCGCCCCGGCGGCAGCACCATGCCGCGCCAGCCCGCCTCGTTCGCCAGCACTGCGGCCGTCTGCCGGGCCAGCTTCGTGGCCCGGGCCTTTACCCGGAAGTGCACGCGCGCGTTCGGCGACAGATCCTTGCTCGGCCAGGGAAGCACCAGCTCCAGCGCGCGGTCAGGCACCCGGCACCTCCGGGCAAGCGGCGAGCATGGCGGCATAGCGAGCACGCAGGGCGTCCCCGGTGAAGTTTGCGACCAGCTGGATTTCGCACAGCATCTCCACGGTCGGCTCCACCGGCACCAGCACGTAGCCCTCGGGCGGCGTGAGGGCGGCATGGTAGGCAAGGACCGCACGAACTGCCCTGACCTCGACTGGCAAAAGCTCCTCCGGCTCACAGCCGAATGCCTGAGCCAGCAGCTCCCGCGCCCGCTTCTCGATGGCGTCCATCAGGCCACCTCCGGGCCGGCCGGCTCGGCCGCATAGTGCGTGATCTTCGGGTTGCCACCACGCCAGCTGGCAAACACTGGTCGCTTGCTCACCGAGTCCCACAGCATCAGCCGACGGCCGTCCTGCGGTGCGGCGGCGATGGGCAGCCATTCCACCGCAACAATGCGGACCCGGCCACGGGCCAGGGCGCTCACCCGGGCGGTTGCTATGGCGCTCATGCTGCCTGCTCCCAGCTTGCCGTCAGGCGCTGCACCTGCCCGCCGCGGTCCTCGAACTGCTCCACGGTCTCGGCTGGGCCAGTCCAGGTCACGACCTTCTTCCGCTTCGGCCGGACCACCGTGTTCTTGTCCATCCTGCGCTCGCGCGGCGCCCGGGCCTGCTTGGATGGCAGTACCTGTCCGATGGTGCTTTTCATGCTGGTGCCCTCAGCTCGTTGATGTAGGTCTGGTTGGCGATCAGCTCGTCGTCGGAGCCGTACGTCTCGTGGAAGGTCCGCGAGCCGTCTAGCAGGCTCGGGCCGTAGATCTGGCGCATCGTCGCGAAGGTGTTCCCCTCCATCGGGTAGCGCATGTGGTGCCATTTGCAGAGCGCGTAGCCGAACGCGTGGCCGCGCCGCAGGTTCCCGCTCTTGGCGTGGTTGTAGTCGCAGCCGTACACCACCAGCTCTGCCTCCAGCAGCTGCTGCTCCAGCAGCGCCAGGCAGGCCATGCACGGACCGGTCTTGGCCAGCTCGATGCGGGCAGCCTCTTCCTTCGTCGGCGGCGGGGCCTTGGACCACATCAGCCTTCCCCGAATCCGAGGTCGGCTGCAGCGCGCGCCATGGCCGCGCGTGCCGCATCGAGGTCGCGCACCGGGTGTACGCCGTGTTTCTCCTGGGCGATCGCCTGCAGCTGCTGCGGCAGGGGCTTCCCATCCACCACGTGCTGCACAGCGCGCGTGTAGGCCTCCTCCAGCATCCGACGCTGCTGGAACCCGTTCTCCGCCGTGGCGTAGACGTGCAGGTCCAGCAGCGAGCGCACCAGCACCGTGAACCCGCTTTGCGGCCGGCCCGGCGCCATCTCGCGCTCCACCGTCGCCATGACCGGGATGTCCAGGCACATCGTCAGGAACCGGCCCGCGTTCGGCGGCCACTCCCGGCCCTCGGTCAGGCAGCACTGCATGCCCTTCGCGTGCTGCGCAACCGTGCGGCCCTTCAGCACCTGGAACCACGTCGTGCCGGCAATGGTCAGGCTGCCGTCCTTCTTCACCGGGGCCGCGCCGTTCTCGCGCTCCCACTTCCCCGGGAACATGGCCGTCATCTGCTTCCAGAACTCCCACAGGTAGGCCGTGGCCTGGTCGCTCACCGGCTCAGCCGACGACGACAAACTCTGCGTCGACGAACTGGGCTGCGCCGAAGCCAGGGCCGCCACCGTGGCCACTGCCGAGGCGTTCGGCTTCGAACTGCTGCTGGAGCTGCTCGACTCGGTCGGCAGAACTGTGCTGAGGGTTTGCATGGGCGGCTCCTGCGGATTGCTGGGCAACAGGGATCACGGGCAGCGCCAGGCCGGCGGCCATCGTCTGCTTCAGGGATTCGTTCGGGTCGTGGCCGTTGGCCATCAGGTCGGCCAGCTGCTGGCGGACCTGCAGCCAGCCCTGGACCGAGAGCACGCGGCGGATGGCGGCGCGGTGCCGGACGAACCGGGCCAGCATCTGGCGATCGATGCCGGTGGGCACCACGCCGAAACCGGCCAGCTCTCGGTCGACCTGCTCGGCGGTCAGCGCAGCCGGATCGGCCTCGCGCTCACACTCGCGGTGTGAGGGTTGCTCTTGGTTGCTTTTGGTTGCTCTTGGTTCGGGTGCAACAGCTGTTGCACCGTTGACTGCGTCGTTTTGCACCGTTGATGACGCTGTTTTGCACCCTTGATTGCCCGTTTTTGCACCCTTCGGGAACGGTGCAGTTTTTGCACCCTTGGCCGATTCAGCCTCAGACGCGTCGCTTTCCAACGGTGCAATATCTGCACCCTTGATCCATGCCGGGTTGATCCGGTACTGACGAGCCTTGCCGCCTGAATTGAAACCCGGCAGACGGCCGCCGCCTTCGCTGACCAGGATCAGCCAACCCATCTTCTGCATCTTGCGCAGCTGGTACTGCACCGACCGCTCGGACTGCCGGGACTTCTTAGCCAGCGTCTCCACGGACGGATAGATGCTCGTCCCGTCGTCATGGGCGTTGTCCGCAAGTGCAAGCGCCAATGCGAACTCACCGCCGCCGCCCGGGTAGCGCTCAAACACCATGCCTGTCATGCGAGCCGACATGTCAGAGCACCAGCGTCAGGTTCTGCCCTGGGGCCACCGGCCACCAGGTGCACGCGGTGCGGCCGCTGACCGGGCAAGGCTTGTTCGGGCCGCGGTACACCCCGCCCTCCTTCATCAGCTCAGGCAGTCGTCGAGCCAGCATGTAGCGGTCCAGGCCGGTGGCCTGCGAGAGCTCGTTGCTGGTCATGCCGGCGTTCTGGGTGACCGCGCGGGCGGCTTGGTCCTGCTGCGCGGCCTGCAGGCCGCTGCGGACCACGTGCGCAGCGGCAGCGTGGCTGGTGTCGATATCGGTGGTGCGGGCGAGCTCGCTCATACGGTTTGCTCCAGGCCCATGGCGCGGATAACCGCCTTACGGAAGGTCAGCGCGCTGATGACCAGGTCATCCGACTCGTTGATGATCTTCTGGCCGTGAGGGCGGTCCTTCTCGTCGATCACGCCGTCTGCAACGGCCGGGCTGATCGCGGCGCAGAGGTCGCCGAAATCCTTCATCAGCTGGCCAACACCGACGGTGTCCGCCGCGGTGTCGATCGCGTCGATGCGGATCGGCAGGATGCCGCGACGGCGTGCCAGCTCCCTCTCGCAGTTGCTGCGGTACGGCTCCGGCAGGCTCATGACCCACGAGTCTTCCAGATCGGCCGGCAGCGTCTTCACCACACCGTCGAGGTAGCGGCCGAGGATCTGGCCGTTGTGCTTCTTATCGGCATCGCCGTCGCCGCCCAGGGTGATGCGGAACGGAACCTCACGGTCGTCCTCACCCAGCAGCGAGAGATACGTGTCAGCCACCGCCATCGCGAAGCTGCGGCGGTTGGAGCCGGTGTCGCGCAACATCTGCTCGGTGAATCCGTAGATCACCGTCTGGCGCTTGGGCAGGAAATGGGGCTTGGGCTTCATGACGGGTGCTCTGTTGCGCGGCAACATGGCCGCTATGGAGATCAACTTTTGGGGTGCGGCTGGCGCCGCCCTCCTTGCGCTACGCTGGATGTGCCAACAACCAAGCCCGCAAGGAGGGCGACTTATGACCAACGAGGAGCTGCGACGAAAGATTCTTGAGCTGCTGAACAGAAAGGCGCACCTCACTGTTCTCGGTGAAGAACTTGGCGAGCTTGCTCACCCGGAATGGGTGGAAACCGAGGTTCGATATCTGCAGGGGCACGGCCTTTGCACTGCTGACTACTACGGTTTCGATAGCGGCTTGGTGTGGGCAAAGATCACGACCAAGGGCAGGGACTATCTGGACCCGACTGGTGGTCTCGGAGCTGAGCTGAACGTTTTGACCGTCAAGCTCCATGAGGACACGCTGCGACAGATCTTCATCAACCGCGTCAAGGCGTCCGACGCAGACGAGACGGTGAAGAGCAAGTTGGTTGACCAACTCAAAGCCCTCCCGGCAGAAGGGCTATCGAAGCTCGCAGAGAAGGCTCTGGAGGAAGGTCTGCGCTACATGCCGCACGCACTTCAATGGCTTCAAACAGCACAGTGGAGTTGAAGGCCATGCCTCGCTTGAACCTGATCCAACCGAACGTTGACTCAGCTCCGTGCGAGGCAGCAGTCAGGGGTGCCCAGAACTCCAGCTCCCTGCAGGCCGGATTGCCAAACGCAACCTGCAGCACCAAGGCATCACCAGCCTTAGACAGCGCGGTGAAGGACGCCGCGCTGGCATCCTTTTCGCGCTTGAGTAGCTGTACCCATCCGGCCTTGGCGGCCTCCAGTTCCTCACGTGACACAGAAACAGTGGGAGCGACCAGCGCGGACCACGCAGCAGAGATTCGACGCAGCGCGCGCATATCAGGCAGCCTCCACGGGGATGATTCGGTCTTCGTCCGGGTCCGCCGGCGCGCTCGGCGCCTGGCTCTCCTCCTGGACGCCCAGCAGCCGCATCACCTGCGGCAGCGACGGAACACTCTTCTCTTCCGGCCAGGCCTCAACCTGATCCACCGGCAGCTGCAGCACCTTCGCCAGCTGCTTGTCGTTCGATACGCCCAGCTTCGCGCGCAGCGCGCGCTTGCTCATCCGGCTGTCCACCTCCGCTCGGATCTGCTCAACCACCGTCTGCTGCGGCTGGACCGGCACCTCAACGGCGGTGCCAGGACCGAATACGTCTGGACGCAGCTCATGCCTGGAGACGCCAGTTGCCTTCTCAATAGCGATGCACCGCTCGGCCGGCACCCTCTTTCGGTCGTACCAACCCGACACCGACGGAGCCTTGATGCCAAGGAGGCAGGCCAGCGCGAGCTGACTGCCGGCTGCGGTAACGGCTTTATCGAGAGCGGTCATGTCCATGGCCTGCAAATTAGCCTAAAGCTATCGATGGTGCAATAGCCTCCGGCTAGTTGGCGAAATTAGCCATCGGCTTTTCAATACCCATATGCGCCCAGTAGACGAAATTCGCAGGGATAACCTGCGCTCCCTCATTGCCCGCCATGGGGGCCAACGCCAGTTCGGTGAGGCCGCAGGCGTCAAGAGTCCGGCCCAGATAAGCCAGTGGGTCAATGGTTCGAAGAACTCGAAAACGGGAAAGCCCCGCGTGATGTCGGGCGCTACAGCGCGCGCGATCGAGGATGCCCTGGGCCTACCCAGCGGCTGGATCGACACCGATCACGAAGCGGATGCCAATCCTCCCTCCCCTGTCCCAAGTACTGAGACGCCTCCGGGCTACGTTCGCTTCCATCTGTTCGAGGGGGCGGCCGGTATGGGTTCGGGTGTGGTGAATCAGGATTTCCCTGAAGTAATGCAGGTCATGGAAGTGGCCGAATGGGAGGTCCGTCGAAAGCTCGGCTTCCTGCCTAAAACCGGGAGGATCCAGATCATCACCGGTCGAGGGCCTTCCATGCGTCCAAAGATCGAGGACGGCGACATGGTCTGGATCGATACCGCCTTTGATTTCTTCGACGGCGACGATTACTACCTGATCAGCTACAACGGCGAGACCCAGATCAAGATGCTGCAGAAGCGCAACGATGGATTGTGGGTAGTGAGCGCCAACCCGGAATTCAAAGAGTGGCGCTGCGACCCGGCTGAGCTATCCATTCAAGGCAAGGCATTGGTCCACGCAGGGCTGCGCAGGCTCTAGATCTACAGACATGGCCCCGAGGCTAACCCGGGGCCATCCTGATCACTCTACAGCCGCGCTCACGCTCTGGCCCGGGCGGATAAATCGGAACAGGCCGGCGTCATCGAACAGATCGGTGATGATTGCAGAGACGCCGTTATTCAGATCCTGCTCGTTCTTGCCAGCCGTAGGCACGAACTGGACGCGCCTTTCAGCGTCGCTCCGGTACATCTTTTCGTAAGTATCGCCAGGCTTGCTGGCAACGGCCTTCATCGAGGCATTGACCGCGACGCCGCCGCTCCAGAACCCGGTTGAGGTCGAGTACTCCAGGGAGCGAAGTTCGATCGACAGCTTCGTGCTGGCGCCATCGTAGGGAACAACCGCATAGCCACGGTTGGAAAGACCCTCGCTGATCTTGTCGTGCACCACGGCGGCAAGATCCTGATTGGTCGTGATCTCGGCTGCGCGGCCATGGAGGTTTCCGCGGTGGCCAAGCGACTTGGTTGGCCGTTCGTCCACAACCCGCAATCCGACCGGTGCACCTGCCCCCTCGTTCGTCTTTGCGACGATCACAGTGGGGGTAAACGTGGCCGTCTGCTTGTTGTACGAGCAACCCGAAAGAGCCAGCACACAAGCGCCGGCTGCAACAATCCTATTCATCCTTGTCCCCTGTAGATTTCCGAGTACACGCAGCGCTGCTACAGCGCGCGTGGATGCGATTCTCGCAGCCTGCAACCAGCGCGGCTAGAGCGGTGCGGCCGACTGATTTATGAACGAAATTCGGCGCGTTCAGTATTTCATCGCTTTGATTAGCTTCTGGCTATTGTTAGCAAGCTAGCTTTAGGCTAATTTTATCTCCAAGCCGCCCATCAAGCCCCCATCCCGGGGACCGGCGGCAGGAGAACCAGTATGGCCCCGATCACCCTGGAACACGCAGCGCTCGCCATTGCCGGCGTCGGCATGGCGCTCAACGTGTACGTGGCGTTCCGGATCAGCCGACTGCGCACCCGGATCCGGGTCATCCCGCTCAAGCCCGGCGAGGCCCTGCAGGCTTCAGCGTTTCTTCCGCCTGACCTTGGCGTATACCCGCATACCGCAGGCAGTACCGGTACTGCACCAGGTGAACTGCCCGCTGTCGACACCTCGAAGGATGCCGGGATCGGCAACCACGGTGATGCTGGTCCTGGGCTCCATCCGGTGGGGAAGCTTCACCTGCTGAACGTAGTCACTGAAGACAGCGGCGCGCTTCTTATCCGTCTTTCCGTCATGGAACGCGATCTCGGTGACAGTCACCGGAAGGTAGCCGGCATTGATGATCTGCACGCCTCCGCTCCAGATGTCCGCCCCGGGGATGTACACCGAGACGTAGCTCACCTTCAGCCGCACGGTGTCCTTTCGGATCAGCCACACGGCGTTGAACACGCCGAGCGTAGCGCCCAGCACCGCAATCCCTAGCGTCAGCCAATTCGTCCATTCCATGGCCGAAGCATAGCTGCGGCCGACCCAAACGCGAATACCTCCCGGAGATCCTCATGCAGCGCCGCAAACGGCCCCTGTGGCACCTGATCATCGCTATCTACGCCATCGGTGCCCTCGCCGTCGGCGCGGGCATCGGCTTCGGCAAAAGCCTGTTCGGGCAGGAGTGCTGATCCATGGCCACTCTCGTCCTCGGCTGCAGCCAGGCAGCCATCGTAGTCACCGGTGACGGCACCAGTGGCCGTGTCGTCACCCACATGTGCGGTGCCAAGCTGCACCTCACCCCCTGGGAAGCAGACCAGCTGGCGCTGGAACTGCAGCGCAAGGCGCAGCAGCTGCGCATCAGCGCCGCCAGCGCGAAGCAGTACACCGAAGCCCTGAGCGGCAAGGACGCGGCGTGAGCGCCGTCGCCATCCTGGTAGGCCCGCAGCAGCGCGGCCGCGCCGTAGCCGACGCCGTCCGCCTCGCCGCCCTGCGCATCGGACACCGCCCCGACTTCGCCAACACCGTCGCCGACCTGGCACGGCTCGACTTCCTGCGCGGCGGCAGCGCCGCCAGTGCCATCACCCGCATGAAGCGCTCGGCGTGCCTCGGCCCGCAGCGCGCGAAGGCTGGTGCAGCGTGATCGCTCTCAAAGTGGGTGATCGCGTCCGCATCACGGACTCGGACTACGACACGGACGAAGACCCCAACCTGGCCAACGGCCAGCTGGCTACGGTAACTGCCGTCGCAGGACTCCGCGATGTACTCGTCCGCACCGATGAAGGGCCGAGACATGTGGACCCGGATGGCGACGGCTGGTGCTTCTTTGACGACCAGCTGCAGCTGCTGGAAGGAGAGCCCGAATGACCGACCAGGACTTCTTCGCGCAGATGCAGATCGGCATCCCGCACATCCCCTCTCCTGCCGGCCTGGCACCGATCTTGATCGGCGTCGACCTGGCCAGCGGCCCCGACATGAGCGTTGAAGTCGGCCGCGCCGCTGACGGCACGTTCTACGCAGTCCCCCAGGAGCAGAAGCCGTGAACACCCTGAAAGCCTTCTACGTCGACGACATGCCGACCGTCTACGCCGCCGCGACCATCGAGGACGCCGCCCGCCTTTACGACCATGACCTGGGCGAGCCCTGCGAGGACGGCTACCCGCGCGAAGTCAGTGAGGCCGAGCTGGACAAGCCGGTTCCCGACTACGACGACAACGAACAGCCGACTGGCGAGATGACCAGCATGCGCGTCTGGCTGGAAACCGCCACCCCCGGCTTCCTGTGCGGGGCCGAGTAATGCACCACCTGGCCCTGCCCTTCTACTGCGCCGTGATCGTCGGCTCCCTGATCGCGCTGCTTGCGCGCGCCGTCTACACCGGCGCCGCCTGCTTCGTCTTGATCGCCCTGGCAGGCATCGCCTACTTCGGCTGGCACGGCTGGAAGGACGCACGCCTCGGCTGGCCTGCCTTCCGCGCCGAAATGCAGCGCCGCACCGAAGAACGCCGCCGCCAGGCCATGCCCGCCGACGACACGCACTGAGCAACCGCCCGCCCGGGCAACCGGGCTCCGCCGCCGGCCGGACTTCCACTCGCCGGCAACCCACCCCAGGGAACCGCATGCGCAACCAGCTCGACATCTTCAAGGACGACCCGGTCCGCATGGCCAAGGCCAACCGCGAAGCCGCCGACGCCGCGCTGCACGACAGGCAGTTCACCGAAAGCGAGCGCCAGGAGCGCGCCGCCTACTACACCCGCGAGGCAGAGCGCTGGGAATTCAGCGCCGCCCTCGGCGGCCAGCAGATCAACGGCGCACAGGAGCCGCAAGCATGAGCAGTTACAGCATCATCCCGAGCCAGCGCGGCTCAGGCCTCTCGAGCCTGGTCTGCAATGTGCTTCTCTATGGCAGCCATGGCGAGCTGCATGGCGTCGCCTTTGTTGCGGATCACGCCGGCGCGCGGCGCGGCCACGGCGACACCTTCCACCGTGGCAGTGAACTCAAATTCGTCCTCCACCTGGCTGGTGATCTCCACGCGGAAACTGCGCCCGTCGATCACGCCCTGCAGAGTCCGGCGAAAGCCCTCTGTCTTCATTTCGGTTCCCCAACCGTACGCGATGGCAAATCTACTTCACGGCGAAGCCTGATGAAAAGGGCCAGATCTGGCGGCTCAGTACCAGTCGGCACCCATCAGCTCGGACAGCAGCGCCTCGGTCTTGGCTGCAGCGTCCTCCCGGGATTCCACGCGCACGACCAGGCCGATTTGGCTGGGGCCATACACCACGTGGAAACCCGTCAGCGTGCCCTGCCCCACTCGGCCGATGCCGTCCAGCACCACACGGACCGTCACGTCTCGGCCCCTGATTTTCAGATTCCAGTCTTCTTGCCTGTGCATCCCATCACCTTCGCACCTGTTCCATTCCGGTGCGCTTACCCGAAAAGCATACACAGCGCGCGCACCGCGCAGGATTCGACCAATGGCTGACCAGGTGAACACCGCCGAGCTGCCGGCGGCTGAGCTGCAAATCTTGCGCCACGCCTTGGGCGTCGGCGACGGTGGCTTGGAGCGCAGCTATCGCAACCACTACGTCACGGGCGAAGGCGGAGCTGACCACCAGCACTGCTTGGCGCTGGTCGCGCGTGGGTACATGGTCCAGCGCGCGGGCAACGCGATCACCGGCGGCGACGACCTGTTCACGGTCACTGATGCCGGCCGCGCCGAGGTGAAGGAGCGCACCCCGCCCCCGCCGAAACTGACCAGGTCGCAGCAGCGTTACCAGCAGTTCCTGCGCTACGACAGTGGCGTGACATTCGGCGAGTTTCTGCGGGGGTGGCGATGAAGGAGAACACCAGCGTCATGGACTTGGACATTGCGCGCGAGATCGCAGCGTCAATGATCGCTAGGCGGGTTGCACGCGGCTGGTCGCGACAGACCATCCTCGGCTGCTCCTTCGAATGCGGAACCACGGCATGCCGGCGGGGCTTCTACGTCATGAGGTCTGGTGGCATCGCAGTCGCCCCGTTCGCGTTCACCTGTTTTAGCGAAGCGAACGGGCGCGGCGGCATCTTCTCTATCCGCGATCTGCTGCCCCCTCTTCCGGACCGAACGCATGTGGGCACCGAAGAACTGCAGCCGTTCCAGGCTGGAGACAAGGTGTGGTCCTGGTACAAGGACGAGCCCAACGCCAACTATGGCCTGCCGGACCTCCCGGGCGATGCCAGCAACTGGCGCCGTAGGCCGCGGCTGTTCACCGTGCGCAGCGTCAGCGGACCACACACCGAAAGCGGGTTCTGCGCCGGGCGGCCTCACTACCTGGTGAAGCTGCGCTATCAGGAAGGCCCCTCCTCCGACCACTACAACGCAGGCAACCACGACCTGTGCCCGATCAGTGGCCGCCCGTGGCAGATGCGCGCACGCGGCGAGTACCTGCAGCTGGCACAGCGCGCGGCGCGCAGCGCAACGCAGCGCCGAACCAAGGCCACCGCTCGCCCCGCGGCATCGCTGCCGCTGCCACCTCCGGCGCTGCCGGCTCAAATGGATCTGTTCGCATGACCGCTGCAAGCTTCCCCACCACCCCGGCGGCAGCCGCTGACGCCTCCCAAGCATCCTCGCCCGTCGCCGCGGTCGTCACCACCATGCGTCGCCTGGGCGCCGCCGGCGCGCCGATCTCGGCCGACCAGGTGCGCGAGTGGAGCGACACCCTGCTGCAGGAGCTGTATACCCAGCCGCCCGTCCGCTGGGAGTACCGGCACCAAGGCGACTCGCGCCCCGGCTGCTGGATGACCGCGACCCCCGAACACGTCTATCACGCTCGCGTTCGCCGCTGGGTCGTCCGGGCCCTGTGGGAAACCCCGCGCGTCATCCAGCCCGAGCGCGACCACGCGTTCAAGGCCGGCGTGTGCACCAGGTGCGGCGACCCCGAGGACTGGGCCGGCCCCGACTGCAAGCCGATGGTCAAACCCGTGGATCCGCGCACCCGCCTCCCCATCGACGCCCGTTGGCTGGTCGAGCCTCTGAAATGGCTGCGCGATGCCGGGCCCCACACGGTTGGCCGCTACGACAGAGAGCGCCGCGCCAGGGAAGCCGCTTTCCTGCTGGAAAAGATCGAAGCCCACATCCTGGAGTGCCAGAAGCCATGACCCAGAAGCACATCAGCCATCCCGAAGGCCTGCCGAACTGCGCCGCCGGCCACCGCGCGCGCCACATCCACGACCTGCGCGGCCCAGCCGCCGGCGGCGGCCACCTGGTCGAGTGCGCATGCAGTTCCACCAAGAAGCATGCAAACGCGGACACCGCACTGGCCGCGTGGCGGCGCATGAACAAGCCGCCCCGGATCCCGCGCGCGCCGGCTCTGCCGGAAGTCGCCGACAACGTGGTGCAGTTCAACCTCAGCCTGGCCGAGCAGCCCGCCGGCAGGAGGAAGGCTGCGGGAGTCGCCCATGGGAGCCGCTGAAAAGCTCGACCTCTCGGGCAAGGACTGGCTGACGGTCGAAGAAGCCGCCCACTACTGCGGCGTGTCCAACAGCCAGTTCAGGAAGAACGCCATGGGCTACGGGCTCACGCCCCGGCGCTTCATGGGAAAGCAGTTGTACGAAAAGGCGGCGCTCTATGCCGCGATTGAAGGTGCAGAGGAATGGCAAAGGTTCGACTCTACTGGCGCGGCAGCAAGGCCTACCTCGACTGGACGGAAGGCGGCGAGCGCTTTCGCAGGTCCATTGGGGAACCTGACGCCCGTGAGGCGGAGAGAATACGTACCGCGAAAGAAGCAGAACTGACCCATGGCGTCCGGATCTTGGCGCGCCTGCCCAAGGTCCGTGACTATCTGGAGTGGTATCTGGACTGGTACGAGGCCGAGCACCCGACCACGATCTCGAAGGCCAGGAGCGAGGTGAAGCGCTTCATCGAGCGCTTTGGCCACCGGCCGATCGACAGCATCCGAGCGGTCGAGGTTGAGCAGTACAAGCGCGCCAGGCTGCTGGACGATAAGGCTGCAAAGGAAACTGTGGGGAAGGAGATTCGACGGCTGAAGGCGGCGTTCAACCGCGGCGTCGAATGGAAAGAGCTGGACGTGAACCCGCTCGCCTCAGTGAAGGCGCCTCGCGGCGTGCGGAGCGTGGCAGTCAAGTTCTATGACCGGGCGGCGATGCGCCGGCTGTATCGGGCGAACCCTGGACGGGCGCCGCTGTGGCTCTTCATGGCCCACACCGGTCTCCGGCGGGGCGAGATCATCGGCTTGGAGAAAAGCTCGGTCGTGGCCGGCCGGCTGCTAGTTGAAAGCGATCCGGACGAGAGTGGCGAAGGCAGAACGAAGTCAGGGAAATGGCGTGAGGTTCCCCTCAACCGCTATGCCAGGTGGGCATTGCGCCACCTGCCGAATCCGCTTGTCACAGTGCACAAGGACACCGTGTCGGACTGGTTTAAAAAGGACTCGGAACTAGCCGGTGTGGGCGGTCACCTTCATAGGCTCCGCCACACCTTCTGCGCTCACATGGTGATGGCGGGTGTGCCGCTGCGGCGTGTGCAGATCTTGGCAGGCCACGCCGACTACTCAACGACCGAAAAGTACTATGCCCACTTGACGCCAGAAGGTGACGAGGCGGCTGTGAGCAAACTGCGTTTCTAACACGCAGCAGGAGTGCAATCGGGTGCCAAAACCACAGCTACTTCTCGGCGGCCTTTCTCAGCCTCTCCAGCTCTGCCTTACGACGATCTTGCCTCTCTCGCTCCGCGACCAATGCAGTAACAAAGGTTCGAAGCTCGTTCCACATAGACGGCAAATATGCGGAGTACGCGGCAGTAAAAAAGCTGAGTGCTAGCGAAAAAGCAGCAATTTGAGCTACAAAACTAGGGAAACCATCGGTGACCCGAGGTAGCAAGGCTGAGATCGCGATGAGAACGAACAAGACCCACAATCGAAGGGACTTTGTTCGAACCATCGAGTCCAGTTCGGATCGCTGTGCCGCGCCGAGCCCGGCAAGCGACGCTACGTCACTTTGCAGACGGTAGATCAGCGAAACAACCGCAGTCACTAAAACGCCCTGCAAAACCCACATATCCTTAAGCACGGCAACTAGCCTTGCCGCATCGGCAAACCTATAGGCGGCCCATGCAACGGCCGCACTCGATCCGCTGATCGCCAAAAAAGCCCAGATGTTTCTGGCGGCGCCAGGCCTCATTAGTGGACGATCCCCGTCGCGACCGCTTGTTGCAGCCAACCGTGAATTCGTACCCATAGATCGATCTCGTCAATCAGCCCTGAGTCTTGGATCCTTACCGAAAGAGGCGTGCGGACCTTGAGGTCGGAGCCTACCAAAGTGCCACCCTTCACTAGATGAACCGTAGTTTCGCCGTCGTCGAAGTGTCTGCCTGCAACTGCCAGCTTCTGCATCAACTTAAAACCTTCATCGGTCTTGTGCCGATTGGAGTACTTGAGGTTGAGCGTCACAGCGATCCTATCCTGTCGTCCCAACGCACTCTTCAACGGCGCATCGGCGAATGCCTCACCAAGCAATCCCTTTAGAGCATCTGCAAGCGGCCCAATGGGTCGAAGAAGCTTGTGGCCCGGCACTGTATCTCGGTCCTTTGTCTTCCGTACGGTCGGTACGGTCTCGACAACTTCAAACTCCAGGTCTGCTCCGATAGTGACGCCATCGACACCGGAAATCGCCAGCTGTTCTTCTGCGTGCTGAGACTGCTGGTCTGCTAGCAACACGTAGTCTTCATTAGTGAAAACACCCGTTTCTCGAAGCAGCCAAGTGAAGTGATCCTCCAAGGCTTTGGATCCGAGATGAAGCGTGGCAACAAACATCACATGGGAATTAGAGACAGCGAAAAGCGTTAGCGACTCTACAAATTCACGCCGCTGGGACGCATCCGCCCCAGGAAGCGCCGTCGTATCGAGCTTGTAGTCACCAGTCTCGGCATCTTTCTCAAAGTACTTCTGCTTTTGCCCAGGCGTGTACTGCATCAGGCGGGCCGTGAACATGCCGTGGGACACGAGCGGACCGGAGATGACCCGCGTGCCGCCCCCGTCACCCATCGATTGCTCTCGCGTTTCAACGTCCTTTCGCGCAGCGACAGCTGCCGACAGCAACTGCTGAAGATCGGCGGCGTCGCCGTTCTTGAGAATCGCCCGCCTGTAATGAAGGGTTCGTGACCTTACCTCTGCCAT